GTTTCCCCCGCCGGTCTGACCGCCGCCCGCTGCGTTCAAGTTCTTCTGGTAGTTCCACAGCCCCGCAAGGTTCTGCATCCCGCCCGTAATGGCATTAGCCGACCCGATAGCCCCCGCCGCTTGCGCGTTGCCGATGTTGCCGTATGCGTTCGAGACGCCAGCCGCCGCCTGCTGCGAGGCTTGCCCGCTCATCTGTGCCGCAGACATGCCGGTATCAGCCCGTGCGCCAAGTCGGGACAGATAATTGCCGTATTCGTTCGACCCGTAGTCCTGGCCGAATTTCATCAGGTCGCGCATGGCTGCGCCGGAATACAGCCCGCCCTTCGCCGCCGCCCCGGCTTGAAGGCTGTCCTGCCCTTGATTCAGGCGGAAGTCATAGCCCGGCGTTTTGGTGTAGCCGCCATATTCCTGTCCGCCCGTCATGTTGGCGTTGGCGTAGGCTTGGGCCTCTTGCAGGCTGTTGAATGTCTGCCCGTTGACACGGTAGCCCGTCCGCCCCGGAGAACTGCCCCCACCCGCTCCGCCCGTAAACGCGCTGTGGTTCCGCCCCGGTTGGCCTTGCTGGCCCGGAATGTTGAACGTCTCAATCGTGGCCGCCTGCCCGCCAAAGGTCGGACGCGCGCCTAGACCAAGCTCAAAGTCCAGCGCCTTCTGCGCCGCCTCCCCGCCCGTGCGGTATGTCGCAAGGTCGTTACGGATGATGTCCCGCGTCTCTGTCTGAAACGCGATGTCCTTGTCAGCCGCCGCCGTTTGGGCCTTTGCCGCCTTTTTGGCCGCAGAGCCTTGGATAAGCGCGCCGCCGATTGCTGCAATTGCTGCCATTACGGCCTCCACCCCAAAAGAATGACAGGATCCGCAAGGGGCATCCTGCCGTCGATGTCAAAACCGGCCCTTCGGCACAGCGCCAAGGTTGCCCGGTTGTCTTCCCGCACCCATCCGATGATGCGCTCCGCCCCGACTTCCGCCGCGAAGCTGCGCAGAATGGCCTTCACAGGCTCTACCGTGTTGCCCCTGGCTTCCCTGAGCGCCCCGAGGTGGCCCATCCACACACCGGGCCACAGATGCTGGTGAAACGCGCCGCAAACCCCTTCGCAGGCGCGGAATGTCATCCAGTCGCTGTCCCTTATGTCGCCGTGGTAGGGATGCCAGAAGTACCTGACAGCCTCTTGCGCGGTCAGTTCGCGGATCAAACCGAAGCCGCAACCATCACGCGGGACTGGAACGCCTGAACGTCGGTTCCATCCGTCATCGTCACCTGGCACATCGCCTGCCGGAAGTAGCCCTGCCGGTCCAGCGCCGGGAAAAGCGCGGTCTGTGCCGGGGCCAGTGCGATCTGGATCAATCCAGCCGAATCCGAAACCACGTCAACCGTGACAATCGGCTCAACCTTCTCATCGGACCACCAGTTACTTCCGGTGACTGCCTTGACGCTACGCTTGAACGTCGCTGTTCCGGTGTAGCCGGTCCAGTCCTGTCCTTCGACAGTGAAGTCATACCCCCACGGCTCCCCTTGCGCCACTTTCATCGGGGGTAGTTGGACAACCATAGGAGGCTCCTGTTGTTATGTTCGGCCAAAGGCCCCGTGGCTATGCGCACTAGCCTCGCAGTATGCTGCGTGGGCAGACTCTGGCGTCGAGAAAGTCCCCAGCCTCTTCACTATCCCGTTAGCTTGAATTCTGGCGGTCCAGCCATTTCTGGCTTTTCTGACGCCCTTAAGCCCGGATGCGCAATCCTTGCGCTTTGCCTTATTCCATTGGTTCTGCGCACCAGTCGCCTCGCGCAGATTGGCCCACCTATTATCGGCCCTGTCGCCGCTTACATGGTCAACCTGTGCTGTTGGCCATGCCCCTGTCTGCATTGCCCATATCACTCGATGCGCAAGATAGGCTTTGCCATCTATTCTTCCGTGCGGATAACCTGCCGCCTTCGCTGTGAAGGCTTCATTGCCAGCGAAACGTGTATTCCAAGTCTTAGCTTGTGCTTTTGTAGCAAACGTTTCCAACGGCCTTGATCGCCAGAACAACTTCCCAGTATCCGGATCATAGCGCAGAAGTTGACGAAGCGCTTGCGGTGTGGGTAAATCCTTCGTAGCCATGTGTGATCCTCTCATGATCCGCTGGTTAGGCCCGGATGTGGCGGTGCAAACGCCTGCCGGGCCGCATATTCTACCCAGTTTCTCCTATTTTCTCAAGCCTTGGGCGATCTTCATGGGCGGTAGCTGAATCATGGTTATGCCCAGGGTCCGAAGGAAACATCAGCCCCGGAAGCCCCGAGGCGGCGAAGTTTGAACATTGCGCCCGCCGATACGGAATAAGCCCCACCGGGCGCGGCGGAAAGGATGTATTGCGGGATTACAGTGCCAGCCCCATTGACTGAGAAGGTCCCGCGTTCGGCCAAGTGAACCATGCTGTTGGCGTTTGATAGGGTGCCGCTGATGTTCACATTGTCTGACATTGTTGCAGTGTAGCCCAAGGCACCGACTGCCCCGGTAAAGAATACGCCCGCGCCAACCGCCGAAGTCCCCAGAAGCGACCGATACGCATTATTGAACGTCGCCGTTCCGCCGAAGAACACCCGCACGTTATGCCCGGTTGCACCGACAGTCTTCACAAGCGAATAGGCTAGCTCGTATTCATAGACCGTGCTGGCGGTGAGCGTCACGTCCAGCGCAAACACGTCCTGCGCCGTGGTGACGTTTGCCCCAGATAGCGCCGCGTCCGAACGGTAAAACAGGTCACGGGCGGCCTGAAGTGTCGTGATGTCCGCCGTATTCGTGGCCACCTGTGCGGCAGTTGCCGCGCTAGTTGCTGCTTGCGCGTTGAATTGCCCTTGGATTGCCTCAACCCCGGCCTGCGTAAGCTTTCCTCCCGCGCCAGAATAGGCAATATCTGTCCGAAGCGGCAGCACCATCAGATCGCCACGTCAATCTCGGCCAGCATGGGCACGTCAACAGCCGATGACTGCGAAATCCGGGCCGTTGCCTTGCGAAACTGCCCCAATGCGCGCCAAGTCAGGCGGGTTTCATACTCACCCACAGCCCCAACGCCCCTATCCCTAGGCTGTCCGAACGTCCTGCCGCCATCCCGCGACATTTCCAGCGTTACTTTCGCCTCAGTCGTGTCGCCGTCCCCCTGCACATCTCCATCAATGCGCGGGAAAGCCTCGATTGCAGCAACGGTGAACCGCGCGCCGGGTTCAAGCGTGTGCGACGTGTATTCGCGGACCATCGGCGACCCAAAATCCAGACAGGTATTCGTCAGTTGCGCGATTTTCCCCGCATCCGTCCCGACATACCATGAATTGCCGACCTGCACCGAGGCTTTGGCCTGCCATGGCATGTCATCTTGTGACCGTTCGTGCCATTCCCCTGTGGCGGTATCGTAGCACCACGCGAAAGCATCGCCGAAGATCAGGCAAATGAACCCGTGGCCGCGCTGTTCATAGTAGAACATCCGCTGCGGCTCAAACCGCTCAATCGCCACCTCAACCGGGGGCGTGGAAATCGGCCCGATACCGAAAACGTAAACCCGGCCATCCGACCCAACAAACGACATGCCGTTCGGAAAGGTGACAATCAGCCCATATCCGGCCAGCCCAGGCTCCTCTTGCGCGCCCCCGATGCGCTGGAATGCGTCAGGCCCCGCCAGACCCGTCACAGCCCAGCGTTCAAACCCCGTGGCCTTGAAGAGATAGTAAGCGTCCTTGAACGCAATGCCCCGGATGATAGGGTCCGGCGTGATTTCAGCGCTTGCGAAGTCCAGCCCGCTCCACGTCACGGGGTCAGCAAGTCCTGACCACCCAAAGATGCGGCTGTTGTATTCCGTCACCAGCACGTAGCCGCCCAGATAGGCGATGGATGCCGGGTTGGGAACGTTGCCCGCAGTAATGGTCGCAAGCGTCGTGCCGTCCCAATGCCAGTATTTCCGGCCCGCCACGGCGACGACATAGCCGGTCGATTGGTCCAACCCCGCGATTTCGTCCGTCGCATCAACATCGCCGATCAGCGTCACCGTGCCGTCAGTCGTCACGCGGTGCAGGTTTGTCCCGACAATCGCCATGATGCCATCGTCAAAGTTGGACATGGCCCGCACGAAAACGTCATTCACCTCGGCGAAGTCAGCCATGCCGGGGCAACCGCGAAGCAACGCCGAACCACGGCCACCGGGAATCATCGGCTCACGGTATCCGTTGACTAGCCGCGACGAGTTGCCAGCGGGGTTGTCCGCGTCCCGTGCGGATTGCCCGGCGAACTGAACCTTCATGCCACCACCCCAGCAAGCCTTGGCTTCAAGCTGTATACCCCTTGCGGGCGCGCAATTTCTTTAGCGCTGTCGCCCCTTCTGGGGTTAAAACTCGCCCTTTGGCGCGCGAATCCGGGACATCGCCGTAAACCTTCATTTTGTTGCGTTCGGCCTTGGCAAATCCTCTTTCGCCCTTCGGCGACAACTTGAAGCCTTTGGAGGTTGGCGTGGGTTTAGGCATTTTGGCTTTTCCTTGTCTTGATTAGGTAGCCCACCACGCTCTGCGGCGCGTCAGGGTCCGGTCAAACTTGCTGTTCGGGATGATCAGGAACGCCGCAGACAGCCGCTTCTTGAACTCCGAAGGGCTGAATTGTGCAGGCGCGGCATAGTCGGGGGAAAGCCGTTCAGCGAGAAGGTAGATGCACCCCTCCTCAAACTGCGGCTCCATCGTGAATACGTCGGCAAGTTCAAGGTCCACATGCCCAATGTCGATGCCATCAAGCAGCCAGCCGTGCATCATGCGGTTCAGCGTGTTGACGCCGTT